GATCTTCTAAAATCTATACAGGTTTCGGATGATGAACTAGTGGTTTCAGACGAAACTAGAAATAATACTGGAGATACAGTAAAACTCTTAGAAGAAACTAAAGAAACTAGAAATAATACAGATAATAGTATATCGAATAAATTATCTGATAGTATAGATCTTCTAAAATCTATACAGGTTTCGGATGATGAACTAGTGGTTTCAGACGAAACTAGAAATAATACTGGAGATACAGTAAAACTCTTAGAAGAAACTAAAGAAACTAGAAATAATACAGATAATAATAGTATATCGAATACAGATAATAGTATATCGAATACAGATAATATATCGAATACAGATAATATATCGAATACAGATAATATATCGAATAAATTATCTGATAGTATAGATCTTCTAAAGAGTTTGGCTAAACAACGTGGCGAAGAACTAGTATATCAAGAAGATCAAGATTATGATAATGTAGTTAGTTTCCTAGAAATGCAAAATGATGAACTTCCTCAGTCAGCATCAATCCAAGAAGAAACAATGGTTCAAATTTCTAGAAGAGAACCAGAAGTAAAGAAATTATCTAACACAGAAAGTTTTTTTGGGTCAGACTCAGAATCAGTACCCGACGATTTACTACAACAAATTGCCTCAGTGGTACCCGAAATTAAAGCAGAAATTGAAAAGACCAATGAAAACTCAAGAGAACAAAACGAAAGTAGTCTTTTAGATGCACAAGATAAAGGCGAAGAATCTAGGGATATGTTCGAAAATGTTTGGGAACCTATCATTGATTTATTAACCGACATTAGAGATCAGAAGTCAGGTGTTGGTGATAAAGAAGAAGAAAAAGGTGGTATTTTTGGTATGCTTATGGGGCTTTTATCGGGTCCTATGGGTATCATTACAGCAATAGGTGCTGGAATTGTTGGTTTTGCTATGGGATTCTTCGGTGTATTTAAGGATTTATTTTCAGTGATAGGTAAGATGTTTACCCGAGCAATTTCTGTGGTCAAAAAAAGTAAAATAGGAACATTTATCTCAAAATTTTTCGGTCAAATTAAATCTGTCTTCTCGGGTTTGATAACCATGATAAAAAATAATAAGGTAATAAAGTCAATTAGTTCAATATTCGGTAGAATAATAAATTCACTAAAATCTGTTTTCGGTAAAATTTCTGGTGTATTTAGTTCCCTTATGGGTAAATCTGCTATAGCAGGTAAAATATTTAAGTTTGCTAAATTGTTCGGTAGGTTTACTGGTGTTCTTACATTAATTATGGCTGCTTTTGATGGTATAAAAGGATTTATTCAAGGATTTAAGGAAGATGGAATACTCGGAGGTCTTAAAGATGGTATTACTGAAATTATTAATGGCCTGATAGGTTTACCGCTTGATTTACTGAAGGATGCGGTTTCATGGATAATGGAAAAAATTGGTCTTGATGGTGTGTCAGAAGCCATGGATGAATTTTCATTCCAAACACTTATAGGCGATAGTATAGATAAAGTGTTTGAGGTATTTGGTAGTATTTTTGATTTGGTTAAAGGTGTATTCGGTAAATTGGTCGGTGTTTTAGAAAAATTAGCAAAACCTTTTAAGGCTGCAGGTTCATGGCTGTTAGAAAAAGGTAGGTCATTAGGTATAATTGATACGGAAGAAGAAAAGGCTGAAAAGGAACGCAAAGATAATATAGAAAAAACTAAAAAATTATCGGAAAAATTTAATGATGCTTTAGCTAATGTTAAAGATAGCGCTGCGTCCGGGGATTCATCGACATACGAAAGAGCAAAAAAGAAACTGAAACGTATTACGACCGAGTTGATGGAGGCTGATAGTAAAAATTCTATTGATACTAAAACAGCATACGAGAATACTTTAAATTCTAGCGAACAGGTATACCTCTCAAAGAAAAAAGAAACCGAGGCATTAGCTGATAGTGAAGTATCGGAAGAAAAAACAAGTCAATTAAAAGAAGCGGAAAAGCCTAAGATATCATTAATTGAAGAATTCTTTAAAGGTATTTTTAAGGCTTCAGGTATGGCTGATAATAATATAGAGGAATCAATTGATATTTCCAATTCTAGTTCTAAAGCATTAATGACAACATTGACCATGGATGCTAAAAGGGAACAAACATCGGACGTAAAAGAAAAGGCAACTAGAATAAGTTCTCACAATAATACATCAAATAACAACTCTACTATAGCAAATAATCAGAATAATAATACCTATATGTCTTCTGGTATGTCTGCAACAGCACCTAGAATTTCGGGGGCTTTTTAACTAAAAAAAAGGCAAATACATTTCACTGCATTTGCCTTAGTCCGTAACCACATAAGGTATATGCAGTTATTTATACGAACTTATTCTTAACCTAAGGAGTCGAAAAAGGACATTGGATCCTCATCTTCATCTTCACTTACTTCCGCCTTTTTTACCGGCTTAGGTTTTGATTCAGGTATCGGTTCTGCTTCCGTTTGTTCATCTTCTAGGTTTGCTTGCACGCCCTTAATTTTAGCTTGAGAATTGAATCCCAATACCTTATTAAGTCTAGTTAATAATTCTTCATAAGTTTTGAATTTTGAATCATCAACAATTTGCTGTAGTGAGTGTGTATTATTATACAGTTCTTCTAACTGTGTATCTTCCATCGGACCGCCTTCATGCTGATTCACAGGTCCTGCTGTATCAAATGTGGATTTGTCGTATGAAGGATAACCATCAGAATTTCTGATACGTAACCTCAGATTAGAACCTTCCCATAAATCAAAAGGATTCACAGGATTTTCATCATCAAACTCTGGGTGCATTAAATCATTAAGCATAGAAAAAATAGTTTTACCATATTTGTATAAAAATACCTTTCCATTATTATCTGGGTTTGCTGGGTCATTTACAACGTAAATATTAGAATAGTAATGTAGACGTCTTTTCTGTTTTCTAGCAAGATCCTTATATTTGTCTTCGCCTAATCCCCAAAGGTATTGATTCCACTCACCTAGTGGGTCTTTACGCTCTAGTGTGGTTAAAGAATTTTCTATATACCAGCCGCCTTTATCTTGAAAAGCATGGGAAAATAATCGAACCCAAGGAATATCTTCGTCTTTTGTCGGTAAAAAACGAATTATAGCCTGTCCGTTCCCTGCTTTATCTCTTGTAATTGACCATAGAGGTAAGTCGTTTCCGTAGTTACCACCTTTGGTTTTTTCCATATTATCTGCTAATTGCTCAAAGGCAGATTTTCTATTTTTCTTAAGGCTTTTAAAGTCCATATTTACTTGTTTTTTGTATGTTTTTTGTATAAGTATTATCCACAGTTCTCATGATATAATAGTTTTGATTGTAGTCTTGTATTTATTCGGGTCGCTGACAATCATAGAGACACCGAATGGTTTAAAGTTATTAAATTTAATCAATATATCTTTAAAAATCAAATCTTTTTTCAAGTATTTTTCCCAAACTGATAAAAGATTAAAAGTATCATTCAATACATAGAATAGTTCCAAGGATACCTCATTTGCAATTAATTTTTTTGCTATGAAACAGAAACTATTATCAGTTGTCGTGAATAGGTCTTTAATTTGTCCTTTATCTCCTAATTCAGCCATACCTTCATTAATTAATTTATCCAATTCCTGAGTAACCTTATACTCGAATGATTCAAAAAAAGATTTTAGTTCATTCAGTTCCTTAGTAATTCTATCCACGGGCTGTGATATAATCCAAAATTTAGGATTTTCATAAAATTTTCTGGCAAAATAATAAACAATTAATTCCCTAGAATATTTTGATGATATTTTTTTAAATATGTATAACTGAACCTCTGTTAGATTTTTACCCTTTATGCGAGTCTTGCCGTTATATTTTTGATAGTCATAAGAACCAGAAAAGTGTAATTTTATAGCAACATAATCTTGATAGCACTCTGAGGTTTTATACATCAAATGGTAGACTTTGTTCGGGTTGTATCAAATGCAATCGCTGAGCTTCTTCGTGGATTCTACCATAAAGGTCTGCATCAATTAATGAAGCAGCAATATCTTCGTCTAATTCTTTTTCTTCGCAATGTATAACTATAGCCTCCATAGCATTTACATTTTTCGTTTTCATTATTTTTCTTATAGTTGAAGAAAATTCTTCGTTATTTAATATATTTAGTGGCATTATCTGTAAAGTTTATAGTAGTTATTAATATCTTCTTGTAGGGAATCAATCCAATTCAAAGGATCATCAATAAAAATCTGTGGCTGACCTGTTTCTTGTACCTGAATACATATAACAACTTGTTCAGTTTTGATTCCTGTCATTTCCTCTAACATAATAGAATAAGCAGTTGCTTGTTTAAAGTAACCACTAATCCATTCTCTTTTCTTTTCCCTAAGAGAAGTTTTAAAATCAATAATAGAAGTTACCTTATTAAAATCGGCCACGCAATCAACTGTTCCGCCAACCTTTATAAGGTGTGATATTAATTTCCCTTCTAATATACGAATATTCTCGACAGATGTATCAAAAATTTTCGTTAATTGTAAAAAAGATTCTCTAGTAGCAGGCATCATCTCTTCGGTATCAATAGCTTCATTGTATAGGTATTTTTCCCACAACTGATGATTTAAGGTACCTCTAGCAGCAGATGATTTACTGATTTTATCTGCTTCTTTTTCTCCTATTCTAGCTCTCCATTTTACTAAAAAACTTTTATCGCTAACAGACCCTAAAACTGTAGTGATGGAAGGGTACCTTTTTCCGTCGGGTGTTTGATAAAACCTTTTGCCTGTTTCAACTCTAGATATGGTCTCTAGGTTTGTTGGTATGTGATTGAACATTTTATATTTTCTAAAAATTATGGGTGGTTGATTTGTATGCAACCACCCGTGGGTGTTAAACTGCTTCCTTCATTTCATAATTATATTTTGCTATGATATAATTTTTTACTAATTCAGAACGTACTATATCATCTATACCAAACTCAATAAAATCGAAGCCAGGAACATTTTCCATAATATGTAGGAAATCAGAAGTTGTTCTTTTTTCGTTAAAATTGGTTAAGTCAGATTGTCGCATATCGCCACAAAATAATATCCTACAATTATCACCGACCCTAGTTATTACCGAGTCAAGTTCATGTCCAGACATATTTGTAGCTTCATCCACGATAATCAGTGTATTACTGAAAGTAATTCCTCGTATAAAAGATGTGCTCATGAATTCTATTTGTTTTTTCTTTTTAAGAATTTCGTAAGCATCTCCTCTATTTAGTAATTCATTTACTATACTAATATAAGGTTTCTCGTAAACCTGAATTTTTTCAGATTCGGTGCCTGGCATAAATCCCATATCCCTGGTAGGAACAACCGAACGTACAAAACAGACTTTTTTATAGTTATTATCAGAATCAAATAATGTTTCTAGTGCCAAATACGTAGAAATAAAAGTTTTTCCTGTACCAGCTAGGCCGTGCATAACAATATTTTTTCCTGTGTAATATGAATCAAAAACCTTAGATTGATTATTAGTCAATGGTGATATTCGAGCGAGACTCATATTAGTTGTAAATGAGGACGACCTATTATAAGTAGGTTTTGTTTTTTTATTTTTCGGCATACTTAAGATTAGTTTTTTTAGTTTCTCTTAAAGCATTGCTATTAAACTTCCATGCCACCGTTAGGATGTGATTTTTTTATGCCCCGTAGAACTTCTCGAAAGCCGTCGGGTCTCTTGTCTTTTAGCGCAAGTCCTGAAACTATTTGTGTAGTTTGTATTGCACGTTCTAGTGTTTTTTCTGAATTGCACGTTGGACAAGGGTCTTCTAGTGGGTCACCGCGCCGAGAAATGGTAGTAAATTTCTCGAATGACATACCACAAGAACTACATTTGTACGTATAGATAGGCATAGGTTTTGTTTTATTTTTACGGCAATGCCGTTTGAATTATTTATAACGATCTGAATTTTTTAAATATGTGAACAGGATAACGAGAATATCCGTCTTCGTTAGTATATTTAATACCCATCAGATTTTCGGCCTCAAATATTCGATCCCAATAAGCAGCCATGGCTTTGTCTATAGTTTTTGTTTTTACCTGACGAGAAAGTTTCTCGATACGTAAATTCCCTAGTCTTATTACTTCCCCAAGTCGTTCCTTTATAGAACTTTCATTCATCAATATACCGTCAAGTTTTTCTATAAGTATTTTATCTGTTCTAATCATTTTTATTTCTCCAACGCAGATCTTTCTGCATCTAAATTTCTATTTGTTGCTAAGTCCTGAGTCCATTTTTCAGGATACCTTATTTTAAGTTTTGCGATATTTTTTTCCATACAAGTAATAAGGTCAATACCATAGGCCCGACCTATTTCTTCTAAAAGCAAAAAGCAAAAGTAAATAGTTTGGCTATTATAAATGCCTTGGCTATATTTTTTCATAATATATTCAAGAGCAACAATTATTTCACCCAAATCGAAAACAATTTGTTTTTTTCTGGGCAACATAACATCAAATGATTTAATTTTTAGATCCATGATAGTTAATGTGTTCGCTAAATACCAAGCAATATCTCCTAGTTCCTCGCCTACATTTACTAAATCAAGATCTTTACCATATACGAAATTTTTTTTAAATGCGTCTACAAGTTCTCCAATTTCTGAATAAATGCCTAACTTCATGTGCATCATATCAGATTTTTCATCATCAAGGTATCGGACGGTTCTCGCAGCATCCTTGATATACTGTTCTAAATTTTGTTCGTTTATTCGTACCATATTGGGATCGTAGTTTTCCATTTTGCTAAGTGTTTTTTATCGGTTTTGTAATATGTTCTATATGTTTCTATAGCCTGTGTCCAATCATTAAATTGGGGAAATTCTTTCAGTGTTGTGGCATTAGCGGGAATTGTTAGAGTTTCGGTTAGCCATGAATTATTAAGTCCTTTTGGTGGGTTGTTTACAAACCAGTCCAATACTTCTTTACAAGCATGAACCTTTTTATACCTAATTTCATATTCAGTACAAAGACCCGAAACAAGGTCTGCTAACCACATCCAATTTTTATATGAGTGTTGAACCCATCTAGTACAAGGATGTGAATAGTAACCAAAACCATAAAATTTTTCACGTGGAAAGGTGCTGTATTTTTTTATTAGTTGGTGTTGATAGTCATGCGCTTGCGAACGCTGTACTACACCATTATTCGTATAATACGGTGATGCCATCATCTGCACACCTTCAAGTATCATTTTAACTACGTGTCTGTCATTATGATACTTTGCTGCGGTTTTTGGGTCCTTGTCTAAAACAAAAATATTCATGGTGCATACCATATAGTAGGATTATTTTTATGTAAAGAATATTTTATACCCGAAAGAGCTAACGTTTCAGAAAATTTCTTAACATCAAAAGGACTTGTTATAATATGACAGCCATTAGGTGTTTCTATTCTTTCACAAAATGAAGCATAGTCCTTAGACTGAAATTTTTTAATTACTATGGGTAACAGACAAATTGCTTGATGGTATATGTGAAAAATAGCAAAATCTTTTTTATCTATATCAATAATCCATCTTTTTGTTTCTCTAGTTTCTGCTATTTTATTACCAAATGACGCATTAAAAACAGTCTTGCACCTTTCATAGTTCCCAAGACGTATAATGTCTATGAGTTTTTCCATCATAGTAAATGAAATATCCTTGTAAGATTTTTTGTTTATATGCAAATATGCCCTGGCATTCATATCAGCACAAAGAAGTTTTATTTCATTTTTCTTAGAATCAAGGTATTGTTGGTCATTGATATAAAATTCTTTAATAACCTTACTGTTAGATTCTAGATAAGGATTATCTTTTTTTCTTTGTATAATCTGTAATAGGTAAAAGGTGCCTGGTTTAAACTTCAGGATGTTGGTTAGTTTGTCGAAATTATCTGTCATTTTTTTGAATATTTTGTTCGATTTTATCAATGTTTTAATATACACATAAGTCTATTGAATGTCAACCACTATTAAAAATAGCCGAAGGTATTAGCTCCGGCTATTTCTTTTAATTATTTTTCCAGTAAGAGTAGATACCTTTTTCTATTTCGTACTTTTCCATTCTTTGAATTGGTCTATCAGGTTGCTGTAATACCCAATTCCACATCTTTTGCAATCCATTCTCCAGTGAGGTTTCGTGCCTGAAACCGAGAAGTTTCTGAGATTTTTCATGTGTGGCCCATGCAAGTTTTACCTCTTCTCTTTTTTCTAAATGGACAATATTTACTTTGGGGCCTTCAATACCCATAAATATTTCTGCTGCTTGTTTTATAGAAACTTCTTCGATACCTCCTAGATTTATTATTTCTCCAGAAACTTTTCTAGAGATTCCTGCCATATATAAGGGTTTTAAAGAATCATCTATGTAGCTAAAGGCTCTTTTTTGGTTACCATCTCCATAGATAGTAATATCTTGGTTTGCCTTTCTTTGTCTCATCCAGATACCGAGAACATTTCTATAAGGGTCCCAAATATTTTGATTTATACCGTAGACATTATGCGGTCTAATGATACAATAATCAAGCCCAAATTGCTCATGAGCATACCGTAAATCATTCTCGACTGCTAATTTAGCATTACCGTAAGGGTCTACTGGTTCGGGAACGTTAGATTCGGCAAAAGGAACTTTACCAGCGCCATACACAGCCATCGAAGATGTGAATACTAACCTTTCTACTGAATGATTGATACAGCAATTAATAACATTAGAAGAAGCTATGATATTATTCTTATAGGTATTTGTGCGAATGAAGGGTGAAAGACCCTCAGCAGCCATCGCCGCAAAATGGTAAACAATATCTGGCTTATAAGCATCAAAAATATTATCCAAAGAATCAGAACTTTCACTCAAGTCATGAAGCCAAATACTAGCGCCAGAAGGAACAAAGTCCCTTTGACCACCAGAAAAGTCATCTATACCAACAACGGTACCTAAATCATTATCTATAATATATTTGGCCAATCTAGAACCTAAAAGTCCACCTATGCCAGTTATTAAATATTTTGTATTCATTAATCTTCGGTTATTGTGTAACGGTTATAGACATATTTTGTTAGATCTACATCGTTTGGATTTTTTATCATTAATTCCATACCATACTCATCTTCATAATCAGCAGGTATATTTTCATATTCAGGTTTTAACTTTAGATCTACTACTTTTTGAAACCTTGAATATTCTACGTGGTGATGCCAACGTCCATATTTTTTTGTAATCTGCACAACATCGGGATGAGCATCTCTAAGTTCTTGTGCGAATTCTAAACGATTATTTGTATCTCCATATACTTCTTCAGTGTTACCACCTTTCATAGTTAGAGTAACCGTTTTTGATGCTGTGAAATTATTTGTGAGTATGGTGCAGTAACCTCTCTTCATCATATCGAGACTCAATTTTGTGTCTTCGTTAAATCTAGGAATCCATCGAATAACTCCAGATTTTACTTCAGTAGAACCGTATCGTGTTCCCATCGAGGTATGGTCCTTGGAAGGCTCGTAAACATCATTAGACAATAAGATACAGGAATATATTCTACTATTAATGTAGTAAGGAGGATATTCTGTAACAGCCATTACGAATGTTGTATAGTTAAACCCAGACATTTTTATATTATCATAGCGGTCCACAAAATCTTCATGGGCTCTGAAAATTGCACCTGTTTTTACATGATACCTTAGATTCTTATGAACTCTTTTGAAGCCTTGGATATTATCATCAAGAATCCAATGTCTTTCGTGGCCTTCTGATATTGAATGTTCCCATACCCAATTTCTAGCAGTAATACCACCCAAACCCAAGTTTGAAAATGGTAGTACTAGTAGTTTTTTAGGGTCTATTACTTTCGAATATTCTTCGTATTCTTGTGGTTCTATTACCATCCTATAAGGGCATTTCATTTCATCAAGTGCTTTAGCAGTCTGTGGGCTATATGCACGACCTTTAGAAATAATGTAGATAGGGTAGCGGGGTATTCTGGCAGGAATTTCTGGTTTTATTCTATATTTCATCTATATCAGAATCTTTTGTGGTTTGGTCTTTTGTCAATGGTTTGGATAGCCATTCTTCTTTATCTTCGGTATCTACACATAGTAAATCAAACTCAAATGCTAATGTTCTATCGAGTTTAGGATGCCAGATTGATTTGGTTTTATGTGAAAGTTGTTGCTCTAGCCTGTTTTGAAAATCTTTATAGTCTTCATCTGATGAAAACCTGACAATTATTTCCTTGAGACATTTTTTAGACTTTTGTTCGTATGCAGGGAGAGCAAGCCACTCATCTCTCCAAGTTCTTGTTTTTTCATCTTCCCATAATACAGGACCCAGATGTTTTTTAGATGTATCGGCCATTTTATTTTATTTGTTAGTGTTATGTGTATATTTAGTGTACTGTAATATACGATTTTTATTGTACATTACAAAACAGAATTTTAATTACTCATAAGTTTCACGAGCAACCTTGGTTACGTAAGGGAACCTAGGGATATTATCCGGAGTTTTATTACAGAATTGAACCGTTGCTGTTTTGCCTATATAGGTATTTTTGTTTACTAAGTATTCAGCAGCATCTTCAAACGTACATTTTAAGTTAGAATTAAATTTCTTGCCTTCTTCATTTTCAAAACTAAAATAACCGGCAGTACCTTTTCTTTTTCCACGACCTTCACAAATATCTAAAATGATATATTCCTGATCCACGAAAACTTTATGCTTCATTAATGTCTTGGACCTTATCTGTTCGTACGGCCCGTCTGTTCGTACCATTTGACCTTCATAGCCATCTTTTGTATATGAATCAAAATTATCAGCAACATCTTTCTCATTGTGTAACGTAACACTTTTTACCAATTTCAGTGACTTGGATGGCAACTCGGACTTATAAAATTCATGAAATAATTTTACTAGATTTGAACTTCTTTCGACAAAATTCCCATTATCTGAAGGATAGTCATAAATGTGATATTGAATAAGTTCAGAAGATTCAATGAGACCCTCT